ATATATAGTATATATGCGGGTGTAGCTCAGTTGGTAGAGCACTACCTTGCCAAGGTAGATGTCGTGGGTTCGAACCCCATCACCCGCTCCATTAGGATTATGTATGAACGAGTTGAACGAATATAGTGTTCCATTACACGCATGTAATGGATATCGGCATGATGAGCATTGGTGGACATGGGCAAAATGGATTACTCAAAATTGTGAAAAGCTCGGTTCAGATGGATTGAAAGTATATTACAAAAAGCCTGTACAATAATTCGTGATTGGTATATAATACAAGTATGGTAAATGATAAAGAACATGAAATCATGTCAATCACTCAGGAAGAGTGTGCTGAATGCATTCAAGCAATAAGCAAAATCTTTCGGTTTGGTTTTGATGGTCAACATCCTCAGAAAGATTACGATAATCGTGAACATCTTGAGGAAGAAGTAGGAGATCTATTAGCAATGATTGATCTGTTACTTGAAAACGAAACGGTGTCTTGGGCTAATGTGAACAAGGCACGTAGAGCAAAATTTGAGAAGCTCCGTCAATGGAGCAACGTAATGAATTAATGCGGGATTGGTATAGGGGTTGTGCCCTAGTCTTCCAAACTAGAGAGACCGGTTCGAGCCCGGTATCCCGCTCCATTTAACTTTAACCAGGAGAAAGCAATGAAACGAAAACTGATCGTCAAGCAGCGTAACCGCTTCGTTGCTTTGGCACAATTCCGAAAAGCGGGAGTGCATCGCAAAACTAATAAAGCTTTGCGTAAATCACTCAACCAAGCTATTTTGGAAGTGTAACTCAAAGGCTAGAGTACCCGGCTTTTAACCGGATAGTTGTGGGTTCGAGTCCCACCACTTCTACCATATAGTTAAGTACATTTTGTCACTATCGTACGGGTAAGCCCGTCAATCTCCCCTCAACACCGGAGTCGCGCTCGGTTCGTAGGGATCGCAATGGATTGAAACAGCTACCAAGCCTGACAACTTGGGAAATGTACTTAACTATATGGTGTCATTAGTGTAGTGGCCTGCACCTCGCTCTGTGAAAGCGATAGTACCGGATCGATACCGGTATGACACCCCAGAATATGGATCCTTAGCTCAGCGGTACGAGCAACTCCCTTACAAGGAGAAGGTCATAGGTTCAATCCCTATAGGATCCACCAAGTTTTAGGTTAGTTCCAGCAAACAAAAACGCATGTCGATGGTCGACAATTTGACTTCTAATCAAACCGTGTGGGTTCAATTCCCACTGCAAAAACCCTAACCTGTTGTATAAAATACTCTACGAATTTGGAGATGTGATGTAATGGTAGCACTTAATTCTTATAAATATAAGAAGGAGATTGCTATGAATAATAAAAAATTTCATTACATTTATAAGATAACTCGATTTGATGGAATGTTTTACATTGGCGTACATTCTACTGATAATCTCGATGATGGGTATCTCGGCAGCGGTATATACATCAAACGATCAGTTAAAAAGTATGGTAAATCTGCTCATTCTAAAGAAATTTTAGAATTTTGCAATGATCGCAAAACGTTATTGCAAAAAGAAAAAGAAATAGTATCAGAATCCTTGATAAATCAAGATTCATGTATGAATATGAGACTTGGTGGTGTTGGAGGTTTTGAAAACACCGACAGAAAAAAGATAGCTCAAACAATAAAAGAGCGATATGGCGATTCCTTTTATAAAGACATTGCGTCTATAGGAAAGGGCAATATGCCAGATTCTCAAAAGAATAAATTACGAGATGCATCTATCAAAAATGGCAGTGGAAAAAGCAATAAAGGCTTAGTAAGACAGAAATATAAATGTCCACATTGCGATACAACTGCTGCAATGAATATATTAAAACGATGGCACTTCGAGAATTGTAAAAGTTTTACTTCTGTAGCTCAAAGGTAGAGCGCTGCTTTGACATAGCAGATACGGCGGATCGTTACCGTCCAGAAGTACCATATATGCGCTTGTGACGAAAACTGGTAAACGTGCTTGTCTCAAACTCAAGATTTTGAGGGTTCGACTCCCTCCGAGCGCACCAAGGATTAATTATGTACGCAATAACATGGAAAAATGGGGAAGATAGATCATTAGATTTATTCTTTGATGAATTGCGTGAATCACAATATTCATCTAATGATAGACTTTCTAAAAATTATAGTAAACACATGATGCATCAAAGCATTGCATCTACTATTGTGTTAGATGATAATGATGATCCAATCTTATGTAGTACGATTGGCAGAAAAGAAATTTGGCCGATTGGCGTATATAGAATCTATAATAGAACTTGGAAAGTTTCTAGTAAACGAAAAAGTTCTATTCATGCTGGAATGACTCCAGAAATGGCTCAAATTGGTAAGAGTCAAATTGATTGGCTAACAGAAAACACTGATTGTAAATTATATTTTATGTCTCGTGAAACTAAAAATTGGCGTTCATGGGCAATTCATACTATGAAACAAGATCACGGTATGAACTTTTATGATGGACAATATGAGTATTTAACATGTGAAAATCCAAGCGATACGACATGTTGGCAAACAATAATTTATAATGGTGATTTTGATGTTTTGAAAAATTGGCAGCATCGGTGATGTACAAAAATAAGTTTTAGTTTATAATTAACAAATGGGATGATTACTGCAACTTTAATTCTACGAAGCTAAAGTACTGCCACTATAGGAGGACCACCGTAAGGTGTAAATTACGTGACTGGGGAGAAAACCTGAAGTGAAAATCTGACTCCGATAATCGGAAAGATGATAGTAGTCTATCTAGTTTGGCAGGGTATAAGTGCCTGGTTAGAAAACCAAATAACGAACCGGTCATCCCGCTATTTTATTTCTAGGATAGGTTCAGCAACACCTACAATAGGTACGCAAGTACCACATTGGACTGAACGTAGACAAGTTAAATCCTCTACGTTCTAATGAGTCTTCGAGTTCCTCATGAAAAACAAAGAAGTAGGCAACTATCCTGTTTACATTAATTCGTCGATAGAGTATAATCTATCTATGAATTGAGGTTAAGTTCCGCAAATCATTGCTGGTAATTGGGTTCGTCCCAACATCAGCGCCATTTTTATTAACCTGTTGAAAGTGAGAAAATCATGAATACTTTTGTTCAAGCCGTTCAGGCACAAGAAGCTCGTACCGAAAATGGTATGAAGGCTCGTAAGTCCACTGCATCTAAGTGTGTAGACTTGTTCTTCAAGTTGGGTGCTATGCGTGGCAAGGATATCACCAAGGAATTCGTCGCAGCTTATGTTGAAGACAAGGACTTGGCTTTGCGTATCGCTCAGCATGCCCGTGACGCGCGTGGTGGTGCTGGTGAACGTAAGATCTTCCGTGATATTCTAGTTTATCTAGAAAAGCATGATGCAGAAGCTGCTAAGGCTCTGCTTCGCAAGGTACCTGAAATCGGTCGTTGGGACGATATCTTCGTCTTTAAGACTGAAGCGATGAAGGCCGAAGCTTATACTATGCTTGGTGACGCTCTTCGTGAGAAGAATGGCCTTGCAGCTAAGTGGACTCCTCGTCAAGGTCCAATCGCGGTTGAAATCCGTAAGTTCTTTGGCATGTCTCCAAAGTTTTATCGTAAGTCCTTGGTCGAAATGACTAAGGTTGTTGAAACTCAGATGTGTGCTAAGGAATGGGATACCATCAACTTCTCTCACGTTCCTTCTCTTGCAGCTGCACGTTACAAGAAGGCCTTCAACCGTAACACTCAAGAATACGCTAAGTATGTCGCAGAGTTGGTGAAGGATCCTAAGGATCGTACTATGGAAGTTAAGGTCAATGCCGGCGCTGTATATCCATACGACGTCATCAAGGGGTTGAATGGCTATGGCTATTCTACTTCGTTCGATAAGACCGAACTTGACCTCATCGTTAAGCAATGGGAGGCTCTGCCTAACTATGTTGGCGATGCAAATGTCCTAGCATTGGTTGACGTTTCCGGTTCTATGACTTGTCCAGTGGGAGGGTTTGGTTCTGGTTCCAAGATCACTTGCTTGGATGTAGCGGTTTCGCTTGGTTTGTATGTTGCAGAAAAGAACAAGGGTAAGTTCAAGGACACCTTCTTGACTTTCTCTGAATCTCCTGAACTATTGCACCTTAAGGGTAACGTTGTTCAGAAGTCTCAACAAATGG